TTTTGGATGCACCGACATTGTTGGCATCTGCAGAGCGGGTGTCAATGCAGCTACTAATTCAGCCTTTGGAACTACAAGCACTGCTAATCAAACAAAAGTTGTTTACAAGGACGCAAACAGCAATGATGCTGTTTCGGTAATCAATCACGCTTCTTCCTCGACCACGGCAGAGTCTGTGGCTATGGCTAACTACATCAAGGACTTAATTGTTCAGGCGTGGGAAGAGCCATACACAAAGCCATTTGTTACGATTAGCAAGTTTGATGCCCCACTAGAAATCACTAACATAAGCAAATCAGGACTTTCATAATGGAAAAGTATTTACAATTCACGGACAGTGCGGGTCAGGAACACTTAGTTAGCCTGACTGACGTTGCTCAGGTCGATACGCGGACACCTGAAATCAATGACATCAAGTATTTCAACTATGAGATAAATGGTGACGTAACCATCACTCATACTGCAGAAGACCCGACAACGGACAGGCAGTTTCAGAGATACTTTTTAGAGCAGATGAGGACAGCTCTCGCGTCTAATTGGAACAAGCCCGTTCTTGTGTGCGAGCCTCCTGTAGCTATTGCCATTCAAGCAGTATTCTAATTACCATGAACAAGTACATTAAGATTACAGGTGTTCAAAATTCAGGGGGAACTATTCAGCGTGGAACCTTGCTTGTTCCGTGTCAAAACATTCTAAGTATATCGAAGGAAGACCCGCTCGCAGGGGATTATGACTCTATCAAGATTAGGATGTTTGATTCAACTCTTAATTCTGATACGATTACTGTCCTTCATAAGGATACAACGGATGAGGCCGAGCATATCGCAGTAATCAATTTCCTGACGGAGAAAATTACTGAGGCACAGCAGCTTCCCTACGAAAAGCCCATGCTTGAGATTCCTGCTGACGGATTTCCTCTCGCTATTGAAAACGTTACAATCGCATAATTATGGGAAAGTTTATTTTAGTTACAGGTCTTGGAGCGTCTCCTGACAATCAGCTTATCCCGTGCGACAATGTTTTTATGGTGCTTAAACAGGGAAGCCCCTTCAATGCCGTAAGGATTGATTACTTTGAATCTGACGGTTTGGGGGACAGACTTACAATCACGCACGCTACGGGTACAGCGGCAGAAAATGTTACCATGTGCAACTTTATTGCCAACCTTATCCTAAAGGCAAAGCAGCAAAAGCATGGTAAGCCGTATCTCGAAATTGATGCGGCTGACTTCCCGTCTGCTGTAACGAACGTAACCATAGCTTAAGAAAATATGGACAAGTATCTTATCATTACAGACAATTCAGGGCAGAAGCACAGCATCGACCTTACAAGGATTGGAGCGTTTGCATTTACCACAACAACGCTTTCCGTCAGGTATACCACTACGGTGGGCGAGGATGCGGTAGCAATTCAAGTCAATCACGCCACAGCTCCCACATCCTATGCCTTCAAGGATTGGTTTATTGGAGAGATGGAGCGCATCATGTCAAGCAATTGGAGAGAGGTGGCTGATGAGCCTACACCTCCTTACGCTGTGAGCACATTGTCCAAGCTCGTTGTTACGTAAAAAAAGAAGCAATGGAAAAGTATATGACCATCACCTCATCTGACGGGCAGAAGCACAACATCGAACTTACAAGGATTTTTCTTGTTCAAACGAACAGCACGGGTACTCCGGGGACACAGCTAATCATTGATTATCTAGGTGTTAAAGGAGGCGGTACCCCTCGCATAACAATCACTCACGAAGCTGTAAGCCCAATCTATGAGTTCAAGGTTTGGTTTGTGGACGAGATGGAGCGTATCCTAGCGACAGATTGGAAGACAGTATCTGATGAACCCACTCCGCCCTACGCGGTAACAACGATTGCATAAGATGAGCGATTACAAATACATCAAGTTCACTGACCTGACTCCTATTCAGGGTCAAACTGAAAGAATCTTTCCGTTGTTTGGATTGAAGCGCGTGCTATACAACAACTCCACTCCATTCACCAACTTGAAGATTGAACTCGTTTTGGCAAACCAAAATGAGGATACTGTGCAGATTGAAGTTCGGGGTGTAGACGGCAACCAATTCACGGATACGGGAACTCCCGGAACAAATGATGAGGCCGCTTACATTGCGTTCTGTAACGAGGTTCTCGATTACTACTTTAGTTTGACATCGACAAGTAAGGTACTTACCACGGTAAAGGCGGGTGAGAATGGAGATATTGCTCCCACCCTTGGTCGAATCACGCAAGTCTCAATCGCATAACTATGTTTACAAACGAAAAATACATGTACTTCACTAGCCCCACCACGGGCAAGAGGTTCTACTTCAGGGTTAGCAATACCATCAACATTAGACAAAATACTGCTACTGAGGTTATTGTTTATTCTACCACAGCGGAGCAGGGTAACGTGCGTCTTGTTTCTACCAACAACACTGCAGCCTCAAAGTTGGTTGACCAAATGATTCCGTTTTTATCGACTCCATACACTGAGACCTTAAGAGAGGTTGTCTTCGATGGATTTGAGCTGACATTGGGCTAACACCTGTATCCTACTACAGAAAGAGAGGGGCAATAGCCCCTCTTTTTTTTGGCTATCTTTGTAGCATGAACGGGCTTCTTAGAATACAGAGTACATCTTCATCTGACCTGTACATACCTGTGGACTCTATCAAGAGCGTTTCGCGAACGGCAGCCGCACAGATAACCATTGTCACAGACCCTGTCTCTCCTGATAGAACAGGCAGCTACAACGCTCCGTCGTATCAGCTTACCGAAGGTGGCACAGGGGCAGGCGAGTTCGATGAAACCAATGTGCAGGCGATTATTGATGCGTGGAGTTCTGTTCTTCGAGGACAGCAAGCTGTAGCTACGGTAAACTTTAGCTTCCCCGTCGATAGGTTTAGCAAGGCTATGGTTGCTTGGCCTTAAGCCCTCTGCTTTTTAATTCCGTATCTTTGCCTAAAACAAGGCAATGATTAACTCAGTCAGACAATCTGTGCTGTCTGTGCTAAACAAGAATAACTACGGTTATCTCTCCCCTGCTGACTTCAACCTATTTGCAAAGCAGGCACAGCTAGATATCTTCGAGAGTTATTTTTATCAGTACAACAATCAGATAAACAAGGAGAATGCTCGTCAGTCAGGTACGGGCATTGCTAACTTGTCGAAGAGTATTGAGGAGTCAATGGACTTGTTTTCTGTGACTCGTGGCCTCAACCTTGATGCCACCACAGCGGGTCAGTACCTGATGCCATCGGCAGCCACGACAGGTAGCGACTACTACCTTGTCAACAAGGTACTTGTGTATAAGGGTATTGTAACCTCCGGTCAACAAGGAGGTGCGCCTTCCGGTGCAACTACATTTTTTGGAGATGCTACCGCTACTTTTATTTCTGACGGTGTTATTCCGGGAGACATTATCGCTCTCGAAACATCAACACAGGGTGTTCAATATCGCACTATTGCAGTCGTGCCTACAGAGATTGATTTGACACTTTCATCTTCTTTTGAATCTGCTTCACCTATAGCTTACAGTATATTCAGAGCAGGGACTCAACAGAACGAGGCGGAGAAGGTGACGCATAGCAAGATTACTATGCTCAACAACTCCATCTACACCGCTCCTACGCTTGAGTACCCTGCGTATACCTCGGAGGAGACCTCTATGCAGGTGTTCCCAAGCACCAACATGACAGCGGGTAGGGTAGTGGCACAATACTTTAGATATCCTAAAGACCCGAATTGGACTTATTTCACCCTTACGGGAGGTGAGCCTGTGTTCAACCAAACAGCGGTTGACTTCCAAGATTTTGAAGTGCCGCTTGATGATGAGAACAACCTCACCATGAAGATTCTGCAGTACGCAGGCATTACGATTAGAGAGCCTGAAGTCTTTGGCTTTGCTACGGGTGAAGAAACCAAGGAGCAACAACAAGAAGGATAATGGGGTACATCAGTCAGTTTCAGTATTACGAGAACGGAGGAGCAAATCCTGAAGGAGCCAATTGGGGTTCCTATCAGTACGTGTCCCTGTACGACATCGTCAACAACTTCATGTTGATGTACGCGGGCAACCACAGCCTCGTCAACAACGAGGACAGGTTTAAGGTTTTGTTTCACGCCAAGCGTGCCATTCAGGAGCTTAACTACGATGCCTTCAAGGAGGTCAAGGTTCTTCAGCTCACCATTACTGACCAATACAGATTCATCCTGCCATCTGACTTTGTCAATTGGGTTCGTATTTCCATGTACAAGAATGGATACCTCTATCCACTGACTGAAAACATTCAGGTCAACTACGCCAAGTCGTACCTGCAGGACAACAACGAGCGCATCCTCTTTGATGTGGGTGGCAATGCTATATCTCCTGAGTTTTCAGATATTGACTTCCAACGTATCACGGGAGGCAAGAAGAGCATCTACCTCAACACAGGCCATCCTTTCGATGGCTTCGAGGGATACTTCGTCGGAGGTCATTGGTACTTCACAACGCCATTTGGTGGTGCGTGGTATGCGCTCAACACGGAGACGGCCAACGCCAATCCAACCTTTGCCATTGACAGAGCGTCGGGTGTAATCAACTTCAGCTCCAACATCGGAACGGGAGCCTCTGTTGTCCTTGAGTACGTGTCAGACGGCATGGAGAATGGTGACGACAGCAAGGTTCACGTCAACAAGCTCTTTGAGGACTTTGTCTACGCATACATTGAGTATGCCATCTTAAACAGTAAGTTGGGTGTGCAAGAGTACGTGGTCAACAGGGCACGCAAAAGAAAGTCTGCTCTGTTGCGCAATGCTAAAATCAGAATCAGTAATATCCATCCCGGAAGATTGTTGATGAACCTCCGTGGAATGGATAAGTGGATTAAGTAATGGCAAAGGACTTAAGGACGTTTACCAAGGGTAAGATGAACAAGGAACTTGACGAACGTCTTGTTCCCGATGGCGAGTACACTGATGCATTGAATATCCGAGTCGGCTCTACCGAGGAGGATGAGATGGGTGTCATCGAGACTACGCTTGGCAACACACAGCTTACCACCCTTCAAGTCCAAGACACACCCCTGAGCGCATCAGCTCGTTGTATCGGTGCGCTTGAGGACGGCTCAACAGAGACCCTCTATTGGTTTGTCCATGACCCTGCGTTTACAGCGTCAAGCAACACGGGTAAGCTCGACCTTATTGTCTCGTTCAATACGAGCACTCAGGTTACCACATACCATGTCATCAGCATGGATGACGGTGGTGGTGTCAAGACAACTCTGAACTTCAGCCCTGCGTATCTCATTACGGGTGTCAGCCTGATTGATGACCTCCTGTTCTTTACGGACGACTTCAACCCGCCAAGGCGCATCAATGTTACGCGCACTTACGGTGAGCCAACGAGTGGTGATGTAGATACAGTTACTGATGATGAGCTTCTTGTCATCAAGAAAGCACCCGTCAACTCTCCCTCTACTACTTCGAGCTTCAACAGCAACATCTCCTCTACGTTTATGGAGGAGAGGTTTATCTGCTTTGCTTACAGGTGGAGATATGACGACAACGAATACTCGGCTACGTCGCAGTTTTCT